CGTCAGATGTGTATAAGAGACAGATACTGCAGCATCAACTACCGACATAGGAATTACAGCAATATCACAATCATATGACCTAGATGGTACAGTCAATTTAGTATGCTCATTAGGAGAATACTTAGACAATGTGCTGTACCAATCTTGATGATATTGGTCGATTACCCTTAAATATCGAATACGGCTATCATAGATCACATCATTTTTGATATTATATTCGTCCTTCCAGCTTGCTTTGAAAAATTTATGCTTTCCTAAGACTTGTAAGGCTATATTGGGTTTGCTACTGCCTACCTTATCAACGAATCTGATGCGAGGTGTATTCGCATTGGCTACTACGTCCTCGAAATATCCAAAACAATAGAACTTAATCCCATTTTTCACCTCATTAATCATTTCTTGTGTAATTATTGCTCCACCCTTAACAACATCAACAATAAGGGCTATGAATCTCTCTCTTTTGCGACATATCCATTGTGCTTTGAATTCATATCCCTGTGGAACAGATATTGCAATAAGTGGAGCCTCACCATGATAATTTGGCTGAGTAATATACGTTATACGAATAGCGTTTGAACCACCATTTCCGTATTGATATAGCATAGTTGGCACCATTAATGGAGTATACGTTTTAAGTTGCGTAGGAATTAATACATCAGCTGACACTGCTCTATTGCTTCCAGTCCACAATACAGCCTCTTTTTGTTTCGGTAAGCTGAGATAAACTAAATTATCATAACTATCATTAATAATAGTTGTGCCAGCTTCGTTTTTAACATTAATAAACTCCATAAACAACCCACCCCTCATATTGAAAGCCGTTAATCCGCCCATTAGATAAATTTGTTTCACGAGTTACAGAAAAGTACCATGTAATAACATCATCTTTAACTTCTGCCACTAGGTACTGCCCCATAGCTGCAGCCCACACCTTTTGCCCGGACTGCAGTCCCTCAACACGTATCGTATTCTTAACGTTAGGCACCGCACTTACATATTGACGCCCTTCAATGCGTGTCAAACGTTCTTTTAGATTTAATATGATATTGCCATTTTTATCATATATTATGATATGAGGTGTCATTATTTATACTCCTTTACCATTTACCAGCACCCGAGCTTGACTCTAACGTTATTTTCCTCGTCATAAGCTGAGATTAAATTGTCCTCAATTTCTACCCGAGCCCCAGTTGTTCGAGTTCTTAATGTCCCAATAGTTGCGCAAATAGCAGATAGAGATGGAGTATCAATATTCTCCGCAGTAACTGCATTGGCTTGGATCATACCTTTAGCAATTACATTGGCATCAAATATAGTCTTACTTGTTACATGGAATAGTTTCCCATCAATGCGTGTGCCCGATTTACTCAAATTGATGCGTGCGATTAATTTATCACCATCGATTTCGCCCAATGCTTCCGTAATACGTGCATCAAATCCATCAGACAGCTGTGTAAATCGACTTTCAACATGTTTATTTAAATCGCTTATTGATTTAGTAGTCCCATTTGCTAAATCCGTGAGTCGGGATTCAAAGCCATCAGATACCTTTTTAACTGCTGATACATCATTTTTCATGGATTCAATAGCTTTATCCATTTTATCCAGTCCAAGGCTTTCAGTATCAAGCAACTCTTTCGGAATCTTTTCTAAAATCGCTACTGGCTGCTCTGCCGTTTTAGCACCCTCCCCAAAAATATCAACAAAGGCAACCCGCACTCGATATATACCGACATTCAACGGAAATGTAACTGCATTTGTAGCTGAAAAATACACGGTTTCATTAATATATACATTCATCCCTTTACAATTAGCTGGAATCGCATTTGTAAGTACCCCTACACTACCAAAGCCAGCTCTAGCAATAAATGTTGTAGGTGCTTTAGGAACAGGAACGTTATATTCGACATTTGCGGGTGCTCCATATCCTTTAGATGGATTGTGGGCATATAAATATACTTTTCCTTGTCGCTCGGTTAGCATACCAGCATACGTCGTATTATTACTACGTCCAATTAACCCATCGGATTGTCCCGGATTAAGATTTGTACGCAATTCATAATAATCAATGTCTGCATTGCGGACTTCCAACCAATTAAATTGTGCTACGGATCCAAACGTTACTGAAAAACCTTGCGGGGTATTTGGCACATCACTTTTCATTTGCACGAGAATACTTTTAGTAATTCCCTGTGAATAGTTGCCATGAGAATCCTTGACTTTAACTTTGACCTCATATGTATGGCCTAGTTCACACCCACTAATAACGATTTGCCCATTGCCATTGCCGCCATATTTCCACTCGCCAGCCCCTTCACGATACCACGCTTCAGCAGTATCAAACGTGTTTAAAACCGGAGCAGTAAATGTAGCAACTACATCATATGACAGTACCCCATCGCCTATTTTGTAATACTTCGTATATAAAGCTAATTCATTGACCTCAGGGATATAGTAAGGAGTAATCGTATATTCATAGGCTTGCACTTCATCAAGGCCTTGCTCATTAGTACCAAACATATTGCGAGATGAGAATTTAAGGTATATCTTTTTCCCAACATCTTCAGGACGATATGGTGCTATGAATATAGCTTCATAAATACGAATAAATCGTTCATTAGCATTATGCGAAATGGCTTTTGTGCCATATTGCCCCCGCACAAGGCCTTTCAGCGTATACCAATTATCCGTATGCATTTCCACTGTTTCATAGCTCAAAGCCTCGCCACCTACCCAGCACAACGTATTGCCACGCTCAGCATCTATATGAGTACCATTTTGTAATACTCCTCGATTAAGGACTATATTGCAAAAATCATTAGTTTGGCTAAATCCATATTTCATACGCCCCATGCGAGCCTGTTGGGTTATCTCTCCAATTTGACGATAACGTTGATTATCATCGGACAGCCACACAGAACACCCACCCCAATTATCCGGAGCATTAACGCCTACGAATACTTGATTTCCTCCAACATCTCCAACTGTCTGAAATATTGCTACGTCATTAACAGACGGAGCCGGAATATTATAATCAATGAAAGGACGTTCATTTTCATGAACGTTATATTTAGCTGGAGCATATGTGCCGGGTGGTTTCCCCTCTGCAGTAATTTCAAGTTGCCCATCTGCCGCCTCTGATACAGCAGTTATAATGACAATTTGCTTATTTAACTGACAAATATCATCTGTTAAGGTTACTATATCACCGGGCTCCAGCCTGCAAAATTCCCATGATAAATGGAATGTATACTGATTGCGACTATATAATCGCTTCATTGCTAATTGCTCGGCATAATACTGAGCCCTTGCTTTTGTATACAAATAATGAGCTTGCTTAGTAGATGCTGGGCGCATTCCATTTTTTTGCACATCAGCCACAACCTCGAATGATACTGTTTCTTTCTCGTAATTGTTAGCACGATTTAAAAATTCAACAGTTGCCTGATTGTAACATTCAGAAGTATCTTTCCGCTTATAAATTACTAATTGCCCATCGCTTCCCGGGATTAAATCATCTGCAGTTAAATCATACTGAACCTGTAAATGCGGATCCCAGTCACGGATTGACTCATCTGCAAGAGGTACTATTTTTAAGCGGTCATTAGACCAAAATAAAATCGCATTTGTAATTTCTGCGATTTCATTAATTATGGCCTGTGCCTTCTTTGCACCTTCATTTGGAGGTGTAGAAATCAATATATCTGCCGCCTTACAATACCGTCTGTAATTATCTAACCCCTCAATTTGAGATGCATCAATACCTACCCCTTTCAAGATATGCACAATATAATCTGCGGGATTCACATCAATGCCATCACCAGTGTCTAATAATTTGCCTTTGACCTCAAAATTATAGTTTGGCAAGCTCCCACGCTCTCCAAGATCTACAACACCAGCCATATATGCAAGTCCACTATAGGGCAATGCCTTTTCAGGGTGCTTGCTGACTACATATGGCCAAGGTTGCTGCCCTAGCCTACCATCAAATAGAGTAAGCTGAATTTCACTTTGTGGGTATGTGAATATTTCTTTATCTATCCACACTTTACCAATACCGGATATAGGCCCCTCACACAAACCAATAGCACATGCTACCGAATAGGTATATGTAATATTAGTGTGTTTTGAGCCCCCACCTTTGCCAGTTCGTTGAGTAGACTTATGTTCGTGGGCGGTGAAATCATCATAATAAATTACATTCCCGGATTGCCGAGTAGTCCCCAATACTTCAGGAACTACTTCACCATACGAAGCACTATTAATTTGAAATTCATTGATGCGCTCAGCTGTTGTAGTTGAGTTATGACTGCGCCAAAAACCCATATTATGGTGTCACCTCCTCTCGGAATCGATAAACGGCACGTAATCGGCTTCGCCCTCGACTATCATTGAATATTACATCTTCCAGCTTTGAGAATATTACGCCGTAATCAACAAATGCGTGAATAACTAACCCGTTGCCGATATATATTGCACCATGACTAATGCAACGGCCAAATTGATAGAGTAAAAAGTCACCAATTTCAAGTATGTCATTTTCAAGATCCACCTTATCGGCTACCTGTTCCACATATTTGAGATATTTTTCTTCTGAATGGTGCAAATGCCACTCATTCGAGTAATCCTCAATATTCAATTTATCCTTTGGCATAAGCCCAGATTCAACAACTGCAGCCACTAGCAAATACGCACAATCAACGCCAACGCCTCTTACCATCGCATTATTCTGATAAGGAGTACCAAGCCACCTAATTGCAGCATTTGCGATTTTTTGGCCTGTACTTTCATTTGCATTTGGCTTGTCGCTATCTACTCGCTGTAGTTTGATAATATTCATCGAATGCTCTCCTTTAACGGAACATATGGAGTTGCCCTATTCCGATTAAAATTATTGAATTTTGAACGACATTCCTCAGGTGTTTTTGCACACCCCGGATATATATAGGCCTCATTACCAACTTGTGGCTGTGCATCGGAAGGAGTCATATATCGAATACGCCCATTTTGACTATCCATAATTTGAGTAGATTGTCCTGCAAGAGGGCCATTTATCCACTCAATACCTCCAGCATTGTAATAGCCATTGCTAAATGAAGAATCAATCGTAATAGTATTTGTAGCCGGAACTGATACAACTTTTATGCGTTTTCGATACTGTTTAATATCTACGCCACACTCAGAACTATAAATGCTATAGGGACATTGAGGATAATATCGCTTACCCGGAAACTCAGTATTGAGTCTTTGCACAACTGATTTGACATCAAGCTGTAATGTAAGGCCTCCACCCTGTTTGACATTAACTTCTCCAGTAAACAAAGAAACAACCCCAATAATATGATTTTTCTCATCGAAAAAAGCTCTCTTTAAAGATAGAGTGGCGCCATCGAATCCACCATTATGAGCTACCGCCATAATCGGAACTCCACCAATTTTGTCATCCTTGTTGCAAGAAATATTAACAGTTAATTTATCGACGGCCACTTCGGAGCGTGTTTTTATTTGGTTCCGAGTAATAATTGGCCCATCACCTCGATATAACTTACCGCCATATGATACATTAGCATCAGTATCGGCCCAGTAATACGAGATTCCACTCACTAATTGCAGCTCATATAGATCACAGCTAACAAATGATTTATTCTTATTGAGATGACTATTAAGAATTTCATCAACGTGCTTCATACTTTATCACCTCACCATGCTGTAACTAATTTGAACGGTTTAGATTTATAAACGTTTCTATATTTCAAGTCGGCTGTAAAGTCGCCACTAAATACGACCTTCCAATAATATGTATAGTCAGCCGTAATAATTGCGGTAGGAGATACAGTCTGCCCACTTGCTAGACGTATAACACCTTTGTCAGTGGTGCATCTAACCTCTTGACCGTCAGCATATAGCTTAACGTTTTCAACATATGCAACAGGTTCAATATAATCACCGAATTTACGAACAGCTTGCCATTCATTCTCGGCCCCGGTCCCAAGTCGAATGCCTTTTTGCGTATGGTCCTCAGGGTCAAGCCATAAAAACGGGGTTAAGCCACCTTTTACAGTGGCATAAAAGCCCATCATCGTTTCATACTGCTCTTGATTCAATACGGCAAACGATGCGGAAATAGTATATTGTGGCAGTTGCTGAGTAGTCATTGTACGTAATCTACCGGATCCACTCCGCTTAGTTTTTACATCCCAATGTTGCATTTTGCTTGAATCCCATGCAAACGTATTGATGTTAGGGAATTTTTTTAACTCTGCCATAATTACCACGTCCCCGCTGTTGATGTAAATTCACGATTATTATCTACTAAAAACTGGCGTATGGTTTGGCCGCCTGACGATTCAAGCCACCCCATAAACGACTGAGCATCCATAGCATTGACATGCACATGCACATGCACATCGCCACCGCCTCCAGCCTTTGAAATACCTTCACCAATTTGTCCGAATACCTGTTCAGATAATGGAACGACTGCTTCCGGATAATTACCTTCACCAATTTCTGCAAAGGTACGTCCATATGCTAGGCCACCACTTGCCAACTTCAAATTTGGTACGAGTTTTTGTGGACCGCTTCCAATGTCAAAGCCTCCACCAATATTGCCAAGTCGTCCAGCTAGTGATGCAACAGAACTCATCGCAGCACCTGTAGCCGATGCAGCACTCCATGCGGCCATGCCGGCTGTAGCACTAGCGCCCCATGTAGCCATTGCCATTTGTTGAGCTAGTTGAGTTGCTAACGGTAACTGAGCCTGTAATGCAGCATTATTCGCTGCAGCCGTTTGGCTAGCCATCATTTTACCGAAGATCATCTGTTGTAGTTGAGCTGCAATCCATTTAGCAACAGTATCCGCAATCGTTTTTAAAATAGCATTTCCAATATTTTGAAACGCTTTCTCTAAACTTTGCGTGCCCTGTATCAATTTAGATATGCCCTCTTGCATACTATCAATGCCTGCATTTGCCATATCAAAGAACATCTGCTGACTATTAAAATGGCTATCCATAACCGCTTGTTGATACTCTTCAAGAAGCTGTTTTCGCAACTCATAATTTTGCTGGGTCGCTACGTATTCATCAGTCAAAGCCTGTTGTAGCGCTTCAAAATTTTGAGTACGCATTGCTTCTTTAATTGCCCACTCTTCTTCGGCGCTTGTACGAATTAAATCAAGTCTTTGATTTTCAAAGTTTTCATTCATCGCCATTAATTCAGCATTTTCACGCTCTTTAAACGTAAGACGATTGCCCACTAATTCATATGGCGTGTTAGTATCTTGCAACATCTTAATGTATGCAGCCCTATCACGTTCCGTCATTTCAGCAAATTTATCAGATAATTCCTGATATTTGTCTTTAATCGAATTAACCGCATCATCTTGCTCTTTAGCTAACTTAGTTAGTGGCGATTGTGCCCCAGTTGAATCACGTTCAGAAGTATTGAACTTAAACGCAACATTCATATCACGGATAGAGTTTTGTAATTCACGCAATCGCTTGGCCTCTTCATGCATCGCATCCTCACGCTTGCGGGCATACATTTCCATGATTTTTTGCTTATCCTCTTCATAGTGGATATTGTTTGCTTTAGATTTCTCTAACTCTTCAAGTTCCTTATCCCGCCATTGCTCTGCTAATTGAGCACGGGTCCCGAACATCTCTGTCCACGATTCAAGTATTTGTCGATGCAATCGTTTTGCTTCTTTTTCAGCATCCTTGTGACTGCCAGTACCTTTGCCCTTCTTCCCTTTTTTGCCACCAGTTCCATAATCGCCGCCGGCATTTCCGAAATCTACTTCACCACCAGTTGAAGGGTTTAGGCTATCACCAATACTTCCGAATAAATCTGCAGTATTATTGCCAAAATCTTCAGCCGCCTGTGCATCAATCAAATTTAATTCATCAATTTTACTTGCTGACGTATTGAATACAGACGCTATTTTACCTGAAACAGCATTAATGCCACGTATGAGCGCATTAATCATGCTAAGAATGCCATTAATAGCCCATGTAACTGTATGGACGATCCCCATCCATATGCTTTTCATAGTAGCGCCAAACCCATTAGTGGCAATTTCACTGGAAGCAAGTGCAGCAACTAATACGGCTAAAACTGCAACAACTAAACCAATCGGATTGGCTGCTAATACAGCATTAAATACAGCCGTTGCCCCTGCCGACGCTAACGCTCCAACAGCATGTGCAGCTTGTGCAGCATTAAGAATCAATATTCCAGCCCTATATGCTCCCATAACTGCTGTGGCTGTTGCAATAGCTGTCCTTATTCCCAAAAATACAGCCCTTACTGTACCTGTTGTAACCGCCCAAGCTTTTGTAACTGCATTTATAGTAGCGATTGCAGCTCCTTGCACGGTTATTGTGCTAGTAAATGCAGCCGCAGCAATGCGAGAAGCAATCATATATGTTGTTATTCCGGCAAATGTAGCTATAGCTGGTGGTCCAATGGCTGTTAATACGGATCCAATAGATTGTACCGTTTGCCCTAATAACCTTGCAGCAATAACTCCGGCACTAAATGCGCCTGATATGCCACTAATAGCAACACGAGCAACAGCGGCCAAACCTTGAAATACTACGCCGATATTATCTAATGCCTCTTTAAAACCACTATTTGCTGTCATCTGTGTCAAGCTTTCCAATACTGGCTGAAACGCTTGTATTGCTTGGTTTTGAATCGCATTTCCTACTTCTGCAAAAGTCATAGGAAGTTCAGCAAATTTAGCGTTTGTTTCATCGGCACTATTAAACATTGCATTTTTAATAACCTCTGCTGTAATTAAGCCTTGTGAGGACATTTCTTTTAGCTGGCCCATAGGCAAACCCATTTCTTGTGAAATAGCTTGTGCTAATAATGGAGCATTTTCCATAATGGACCTAAATTCGTCCCCTTGTAACTTACCAGCTGCCATTGCTTGTGTGAGCTGATACATAGCGGAGGTTTGTTCTTGAATCGATGCCCCGCCGATCTTAAATTGTTTATTCATCTGTTCAACGAAAGCAATGGTTTCATCATTTGAAGAGAACGCATCTTTTGCTAAAATTCCCAGCCTACCAACAGCGCCTGCCATATCAAGGTATGATCCACGAGTACGCTCAGCAGCTGCATATACCTTGTCCATAATTTCAGCAGTAGACTGTGTACCGTCATTAATCATATTGATGCGGGCTTTTATTAATGCATATTTATCACTTAATTCAGCCCCAGCCTTTACAGCCTCTTTCGTAGCGGTTGCAACTGCTGTTATGCCTACAGCCGCCCCCGCAATGGATAGGCCTTTTGACATTTTCTCGCCTAATTCTGCAAGCTTTTTGCCAAGAACCTCATCAGCTTTTTGACCGACTCTATCAATAGCTTGCACAGCCCCAGCAGAAGTACCATTAATTTTGACATTGATTTGTTTATCTGCCATTATTCGATTTCACCCCCTCCCGATTCAATCCATTCACGTTTGAATTCTATTTCCTCTTTCATTCGTTCAAGCTCCGTAGGTGGATAAATATGTTTCATAAGATCCTCTACGGTAATTTTTTTGCCTTTAGCAATTTGCATATTAGCTAATAATGAAAAAAAGAATGCTTGAATACTATGCTCTCGCCTTGCTCTAGCCTCATAGCCCTCTAATAGCTTATAAAACTCCATAACCGATAATCGCTTATATTCCCAAGGTTTTAATTGCAGTACTCCATATGCATTCTTTTCATTGAATCGATACCACTCAAAAAAAGAGGGGGCATCAGCCCCCTCTATTAGTTTTTTTCGTTTAAAGCCTCCTCAGCTTCAATGTTTGCATTATCTTCCTCGGTGGCTTCCTCAGGGAACTCCTGATAATAAATCTTTTTACCCATAACGCCACTGGCGATGAGTGCTTTTTGTACAGTAATCATCAATTCATTGAAATTGAAGTCCGTATTGTTCATCATTTCCTGAATTTTTTCTTGATAGAATACCGAGGAACGTCGTTTGTAGTGCGCAAGCCCAATTTCAAAGGCAACCAATACCTCCGTCATACCTAAGCCTTCTGCAAGAATACGACCTATAGGCTTTTTCAATACAGCTTCTAGCTGTAAAATACGCCCAATATTAAAATAAATTTTTTCACCTTCGCCAAAGTATTCACATGGGATTCGTTTCATTATAAAAGCCTCCTGAGATTATAAATTAAACGGTTTTTAATTCAGACAATGGCCCATCACCGTTAAGGGTAATTTTACGAGTAGCCACATCATCATGTGCGCCAGTCGTAGAGTTATCTGTGATAGATGCCCAGCCTGTAACATATGATTTATCAGGATATTCGTATTTGATATGAATACGTTCATCATTCAAGAACGCCTGATATACGACTTTTAAAGTTTCATCGTTAAGCATCAAAATTGATTCAACTTCAGTGGACCATTCTTTCATGCCCGGTAATGTAGTTTTCCAACCACCTGTACCCTTATGAGAAGCGTCGATTGAGTCCGCTTTTAAATTCAAGTCGCCTGTTCTTTGACCGCCCAACAATTCCCATTTTGCACCGGTAGTTTCATCGGTACCAACATTGATGTAGATCAATATATTTTTACCCATAGCGACAAGAGATTTCTTGCTTTGCTTTAACGCAGTTAAATTTTTTGCTGGTTCTGGCATTAATATATATCCTCTCTTTCATTCAAATCAAAAAGGCGAGCCTCAATAGTATACTGAGTGCCCAATAATGGGCGTATACTATCATGGTCGCCTACTTTATTTACGACATGGAGATCAACGATTTGAAATCCACAATCTAATACGCATACATCTTCATTAAGCTCTCCACATGCTTTTCGAAACGCTAATAATATAGCGTCAACCTTATTTTCGAGATCAACTAATTGTGGATAACCTTTATCGAATTCTTTTGTGCCGGTTTTAGTCCAAGCTTCGAGATACAGCGTAACTTTTAAATGCACATCATCATCTTTTTGCTCTTGCCCCCGACCAATCATAACAACACCATTGGCTGTTACTCCAGCATTATGTGGAATTGTAAGCCCTAGCCGAGTATCAATACCTAAATCAGTGCCATTAAATACATCTTGTATACGTTGCATTAATTCATACCATTGCATATGTCACCCCCTAAATATTTCAACAGAGCGATAGCCCTTATATTCAGTAGGGTTGCCGGTTAACTGTTCAGGTGTGATACGAGATTCTAATTGCTTGATACGAGATTCATAATATTCTAATTTTTTAGAATAAAAATCATCTGTTGAGCCGCTATTGCTGTAAGAACCCGGTAATGCAAATGCTTTATTTACGCATACTTCACGATAGATATAAGCAAGCACTAATTCGTCGGTTGTAAAACTACGAATAATCTTATCCGGTTTTACACCTAATCGATTACCAAATGCATATAACCACTGTTCGGCCTTTCCAACAGTACTAGCCGTTACTTCATCACCTAGTAACTCATCATTAAATAGCTCCGCCATATCTTCAAATTTGTACAGCATACTTAAAACCCCTTATATATTAAATGTTATTGAATATTCGTCTTTAACTAACCCACGAGCCACATCATCCAAGGCATGGCCTGTATATTGTGAAAATATATTAATAATGTTTGGTATGTTATTTTCCAACGCATCATATAAGAATGGATCAGGTGCCGTTCCCGGATGAAATACACTCCGAGTAAACACGAACCCATTCCCACCACGAGGGACAAATCTTAATACCTTTTTGAATCGTGGATTAATCACATGAGCTGGAGTTCCCTCATGCACAAAAGGGCCATATTTCGCAACATCAATGTCAAGAAATACGACCCCTTGCATGCCACTATTAGAAATTTGATAATCAATCGCCTTTTCAAGATTACCTGTTCGAGAGGTAAATCTATGTTGTTCTTGCGCAGTTTCTCTCACATCTATAGTGCTTGCTTTTACAGCCTGACGAATACGCTTTTCAAATATAGCCCGGCTATTCATAGCAATTATTTTTTACCGGAACCCTTGCCGGAGGTTTTATCCTCAGGGCCATCATCCTTAGGCTCTTTGTCCTCAGGATCTTTGTCCGGAGGATTTTCATCCTTAGGCTCTTTGTCAGCCTTTGGGGTTGTATTTTTAGGTTCCTTTACAGGTTTATCTTCCACAACTTCATAGCCGTGCTCTTTAAACCATTCAATGTGGTTGGCATCCTCGGTGAAGCCTTCGCCATTCACAAATACAACTGAACCTGTTTGACCTGTATAATCAGGTACTGGAGATTTAATAATCGGCATAATTGACCTCCTTATTTAACCTTAATTTTACGGAATACGCCTGCTGCCTTAGATGCTTTTAATGCAACTGCAGCAACCATTTCGACCTCGCCTTTTTTAACTGCACCAGCGTTGGTGAAGTCAGGCAACCACAAATTAACCACATTATCGCCAGCCAAAGAAACACCGTGGAAGCCATCGATGCCAAGACGAGCAACATACAATGATGTTTCGCCCTGACCGTTAATGCCAATTACAGGATCATTGGAACCAGCTTTTGCACCCAGATCAACCAATGGGGTTACGCCATAGTATTCAACTTGTTGTCCGAATTCATTTAATTTAGTAGAGTACATTGCAGACCGACGAGCAACTGCACGAATTTTAGCAATCAATTTGGTATTACCCATAATTGCAGATGGTGTACCATCCAAGGCTAAAAGGAATTCATCAAGTTGATCAAGGAATGATTTGTAATTTGTATCAATAGCAGCGCTATCAGATAAATCGATTGCTGCTGTTGGTGTGTATTCAGTAGAGGAGCCTAAAAGCGCTTTATCTAAGCCATCAAACGCTTTAGAATTAACGCCTGAATCGCCATTGATAACCGTATCATTGAATAATGCAGCTGCAGCTTTTACCTTTTGCTCAATTTGCAAGGTAGTTTCATCAACAATACCGCCCATCTTAGCGATTACACGGTCGATATCAAAGGAACCGCCGAATACTTTCAAATCAACGGTATAACGTTTACGAGTAACAGATTGTGGCGTATATTCCGAATTAATGTCACGGAAATCTGCTGTAGGTTGAGTGAGTAAGCGAGTGTAGCCATATGTTAACGTGCCACCACCACCGGTAGGAGATACACAATCATCGAAAGTTAAGTTATCAAATAAAAAGGACGATTTGCGGAACTCATCAATAATCCCCATTTGCAAATCGTCTTGTACGTTAAGTTTTGCTTCAGCTAATGTAATTGCCATTAGTTAAATACCTCCATTAAATAAATTATTCACATTGTTGGGCTTCAATAGCTGCCGCTACAGCCCCTTTTAATCCAGCAGGCTTGTTGCCTTCCCCACCATTACCGGCGCCACCGTTTCCTGAACCGCTTCCACGTTTTTGACTATCTTTAATCGCATAGTCTTTCCCTTTAAGCCATTCATCAACGCAATCATCAACAGTTCCGCTGGTCCCGTCAGATTTAACATATCCATAAGTGCCATCTTCATTGACCTTAATTTTACTAACAATCAATTTGGAAAATTCTTTTGGATCCATCGCATTTCGCTTTGTTAAAGAATCTACAACTGCTGCAGTTATTTCGGATTGGATACGTTGTGCATCAGCATCTTCACGGGCTTTACGTTCGGCTTCTACGGAATCTTCTAAGGTTTTAATCCGTTCCTGCATGGCAACGATGCCGGCATCATCCTTAATCCCTGTGGAGTTAATTTTTTCTAACTTGCCTTGCGCCTCAGCAAGCAAACGTTCGGAGGCTTCTTTTGCCGCCTTAGCCGTTTTTGCCTCATCATTTTTGGCGTTAAATTGACTTTTGGATACATAATTCTCCCCATAATCCTTAGTCACCGCCTCTGCCTGCTCTTCTGTTAATCCTAACTTGATTAATTCCTCTTTTGTCATCTGTATGACCTCCTGTAAAATATACCTTTCCCACTTCGCTTTATTTTCGTGTGCCACACCACACGACTGCGGTCTCGTTCTTTTTCGCCTGCGATACTAAAAAGGCAAATAAAAAAGCACCTGCATAAGCAAGTGCTTGATTGGTTAAATTAAGTTTTAAATTTCTCGTATTTCTGCGATTTCACTGGCATACAATTCATATTCGTCAACATATATTGATGCTTCATCAGGCTCATTATTCACACCTGATGTAAACGAATCTAATTTACCAGTCATGGTGTCACCGTCAACGAATCTGACTTCTACATCTTCTGAACGAATCTCATTATAGCGTTTATAAAGTTGTTCTTCTGTCATTTCCGTTCACTCCCCTTTGGCACTATGTGAATACCCTTTCCTGATACATGTACAGTTGCAAGGCTAGTTTTCTGCTTTGTTCCTCTCCTTGCATTTACATCATACCCAATATGAGGGGATATATCAACCATTATTTTATGATTCCAATCGCCCTTTCGAGTAAACCTAATACCACTATAAACGCCTTCCTGTATGGCCTTTATAACATCAGCATGAGGGATTTCATGGTTATAATAGCTTTTATTCTGTGTTTTATCGTAAAGCTTACCACCTTTTATATGCATGCTTTGCCGCATCACATAACTACTATTAAAGTATGGTGAGTTAATGTAATCAATAACACGATGTCTAACATCATCTATTGTTTCAAACTCCCGACGCTTTGAAAGATCCTCAATATTAATTTTTCCATTCTTAATATAATCTTTCAACGACTCAATAACAGGCAGTCTGCTCTTGAATACAGTGCCGTCCCAGCCCCTAGCTTCCTCAGTCCATGATGCATGCCCATTCATTACTAAATTGCGACCATTTACACCCAAAATGCGCTCTTGTTCCCGCTTTGGTAATGACTTCAAGTACGCTAGCCCTCCAGCTTCTATATTTGGCTTGGCTGATGCAGTATCAATCATACCTTCTATAATTGGCTTAATACGACATATGCAATGCGGATGTGCGGGTAAATGAGGAAATTTATCTTTAGGGTAAATTCCTTTTCCGAGTCCATATAAATTAGCATTCGCATATACATCACATATATCAACTACAGGATGTCGGGTGCTCAATTTCCATTGAAATGCAACTACGTCAGGATCATCCATATGCCTTGCAATTTCACCCTCTGCATACGCACGAGCCCTTTCAGTTCTGGCGATACGTTCAGCATGATAACGAGCCTTTTCCTGCGTCGCAACATATATGGCATGATTTAAAGCTGCTGTATTGCTCTTTTCAACAGCATCAATCAACTCACTATATGCAGCTCTAAGTCCCGGAGTAGTTTCTTGCTCAACTAATCGGCGAACTTTACGAAGCTGATATTTAAGCATATCTTTCCCAGCTTCATCATTAGGCAACGGAATAGGCAACTTGCGAAGCTTCTCCAAAAAATCAGGCAACTCAGCTTTTGAAATTACAGAATTACCTCCATAGCCATCGAATATAGCCTTTGCTGTAGCTAATGTATCCTGTCCTTTCTTCATTGCATCGGATATTGCTTCTGAAACATCATTTTTAACACGACTAGACGCATTATGTAGCCGTTCAGATAAGTTTAAGTCATCAGGTGCCCACGCATCTTGCATAGCCTTAGAAATCGTTTTTAGATCATATGGCATACCCTTTATAATAGCACTTTTAATTGCATTACCGGTTACACCAATATCGACCCCATATCCTTTGACACATTCACGAATTAATTCAGATATTAAAATACCCCGCATGGCATCCATAACGGGGTATTTATTATACGCTTTTCGTACTGCAGTTTGCGGGGCATAACCAGCTTCTAATAGTCGTCGAATTTCATTTTCAAACTTATCTATAGTATCCTGAATAGTTTGTTCTGTAGTCTTATTCATCTACATCATCGCCCTCACTACTGTTTGAATATGTGACATCAAGGACATCTTGTTGTGTTGAATCCTCAATTTCTTTAATGATATCATCATAAACCTCGTCATCGATGTTTGGCATATATCCATCGAGAACTCTTTTAACAACTTCCGTATAATAGGTTTTAGATTTAAAACCAAGATCTAATGCTTGTTGCCCCTGCGATAATACATCAGCTACATCATTAATATCAAAATTCCTTGGATACTCACATTTATAGGATAAATGCTCATTTGTCCACAATTCATATAGTTCAATAATTGCTTTTTCCGCATTCTCACATTGTACTGCAAAATTTGCCAGTCGTTGGTTGGTTCGTTTAAACGCCCATTGCTTTGCTACGCCGGACTTTTCTTGCTGAACCCCTACTACAGAATCAACGCCACCGATGCGGTACATCTCTTTAATTTCAGAGTCTTTTTCTTTCATGATAATCTCAGCTGGTCCCTTATCCGGAGCAATATATGCTGGTGGATGGCTAGACTCAGATGGATACAACAATACATTATTAACCCCAAGTGTTAGATCCTCAACGCTTTCATCTGATGGCATTGTTAAAGTAGAGAATGTCTGAGAATTAAGTATTTGCGTTAATAGGCTATCTAAATGATATAGGCGATAGTTCTTTTGTGCCAATGAGTAAAACTCTGGATGAGGTAATACTGTAGTTTTTTTAGTACTACGACCGAACCATTGAACTACCGGCACACGACCGAGATTATGCTCGCCCTCTGCAATAACGCCTTTCCCTTTGTCTCGAATTTTCCAGTCGGTATCAGTCCACTCGTGATAAATAATCTTTGTGCCACCATTATCATCAATGATTGACTCTTTATATTCAAAACGAATGATGCGCCCCTCATTATCTAATTTCCACCCTGTTACATCAGCAGGCTCAACAGATAGCAAGTAAGGAAGTCGTCTATCCTTCACATTGTCGGCGACGCTTGCACCAAATTCAGCCACGTTGTTGACAATAACATAAACCACGCCATATAGCTTTGCAATTAAAGCCTGTTGTTGGATATATTCTTGTAATGATGTTCCTAATCTATCGGCATTCTTTAAAAATACATCAAATTTTGCTGTAGGATTATACTCACGCCTAATCTCATCATTAAAAATTGGGTCAACATTAGCATTAATAATAGGGGCAATATGATTGGAATAGCTAGACAATGCCTTCCGAAAATTATAGTTATCTAGGTTCTCTCTTGGGTGCTGTTTTAATCCTCGCCCTAACGAGAACAGCCCGGAACCATAATATGCATCATGTAAAAGCTTATATGCATATTTCTGTTCGCTACTAATATACATGAATAGATTAACCTCCTAATAAATATCGGAATTAATGGATTTAATAACCGGAGCATTTAACCGCTCAACAACACCAGTTGTTGCATCCGGTGCATCATCATGAGCATTTTTCCCCTTACGTTGATATTTGTACATAGCCGAATAATATTCCGGCCATAGTTCTTTAAAGTTTTCAGGATATAATACGTGATCCATAACTTGTGTAGAGTTAGATAATATTCTAGCCTCTTTATTTTTGCTTTGATGGAACGTGACAATCTTAGTACGATTGCCGGGATATTCATCTTTAAGAATTCGCTTAACATTACGAGCAAATCCACGGCCACCGTTATTAGATTCAATATCACTAACATTCACCCCATTACGATGCAATAATTCTGCGGTTTTCCTTTCGGTAATCTCCATAGGCGCATCAGTAAATAGAATGTCCAATATGTACGCATTATCGTTATAAACGCCGTACACAATAGCACATAGCCAATCTTCGCCAGTATCAGCAGAATCAACATATGCCTTGACTGCAGAAAATAAAGGATATCCCTTATCATCTCTTGGGATATCCTTGTAAGTACTAAAATATGTATATAGCCTACCTTTAACATCGATAGGCTCTTGCTGATAGTTCGCACTTGCTATATCCTCACCCATTGCTCTGAACTTTTCGATATAGCTTTCATAAGAAAGTATATCATCACATAGCATAGTGCCATCGTCTTGCAAGGCTTTCATAGTAATAACCTTTGCTTTATCCCCAAAGTGTTCTATCGCCCTACCGGCTAGATCATCACTTGCCCAACGAGTCATGATAATAATAATCTTGCCGCCCTCTTCCAAACGAGAAAGCATAGTGTTTGTAAACCAGTCCCAGTGCTTAGCTTTAGTATTTTCGTTGTAAGCCTCTTCTGCATTTTTAATAATATCGTCAATAATCAGAATAGATGCGCCAAAACCTGTAGCAGTACCGCTTGGAGATGTAGCTAGGTAACTGTTATAACCGCCCTCTAACGACCACATATCCATAGAGGCATCGCCACGTTTAATGCGTACGTCAGGAAATATGTCGGTATATACAACTCTGTTTTCGTCTGCCTTTACTTCTTGAATATCATTACGAACATTCTTCGCAAAGGTAGTTGATAGAGTTGCGTTATACGAACCAGTCATAATCTTTTCGATAGGTTTTTTGCCTAATATCCATTTGGCTGCCATCTGAGCTGTACGGCTTTTACCATGTCGAGGTGGCATATTCATTATTAGAACTTTTGCGTCTGGATCTTCGTAAAACTCTTGCAATGTATTGCATAGTTCTACGAGGTAATCTCTGTCTTTCCTATAAAAATCTGGAGCCTGTAGGTGGCAATAATAAAAAAACTCACGCCTTGCCAACTCATATTTGAGCTGCTGCATGAGTTCCGGTGTGAGTTTCATAGCCTCACCCCTCTTTGTCTATTAACTTTTTGAGTTCCTCAGTTGTAACACCGTCAAGTGGGTTACTTTGAACGGTTGTATTGACTTCCATTTCTGTCTTATCTGACTGCCCTAGGAAGTTCTTGCCTAAAAAGATTGCCATAGCCGGAGACTTCTCTGCAAGTTGCCATTGCATACGGCGTAAACTTATCTTGCCTTTGCCCCTCTTTTCACGAAAAACATGGGAGAAAGTTTTCCCATACGTTCGTCTGCACCATGCGTTCAAAGTTTTTTGAGTAACCCCAAACCAGTCGCACACCTCTTCATAGGTACATTGTAAACCACATAAGCCCTCGAACTCTTTCTTATCTATTTCAGCCCTCGGCCTGCCCATTTTAGCCACTGTTTCGCACCTCCTTATTGTATTTTATCCATTCTAGCTGTGTTTCTCGTATATCATGTATCAACTCTTTAAAAGCTGCCTCGTCTTTAATTCTAACGTTTCTATGAGGTGGCTTTAATTTGTGATAAAACCTCATATGCTGCCCATTAGCTTTTGTTGCAAGGCCACATTGTACATGGTCAGGATATATTTGACTCGTTGCAATAGGTCGAATATGTCCCCATTTATCATATGCAGCACGCATGCCAGTATTGCTTTTGCTTTCTTTTGTGTAATGGTAAGCACTTAATACTGCATTCGTATACGTTCCACTATGATTGAAGTCTAAATTGTGAAGTACCTCATCATCAAACGGCCCTCGCCATTTTATGTCAGCATCTACATTTTCGATAAAGCAACTATACGCATAGCCATTTCTTAGAATTTTCTTCTCTACGGTAGGTGTAGCCCCTAACACTATACCCATATAGCCTATGTTCGTACATTCACACATACGATATAAATGCTCAAACACTTTAGGCAATATGTTCTTCGCATAATATGATTTAGTTTTGCCAGTAGTGTGTACTTTGCCAGATCCAAAGATAGTGATGTTATCGTCTAATTGATAAGCATATTTTTTGCCATTCTTTTTGGCGTCCTCTAAACACATTTGACGATTGCAAATAGCACCATGAAATGGGACAGGGTACGTTTTATGCTTTTCAAAGTATTCGTCCTCCCATTCATCTGATACAGATACAATCTGATTTTCGCTTACACCTGCACTCAAATAGCTATCGACTTGCTTTTCATTCATAACAAATTTAAAAGGTAGGTTTGCCTCCTCTAACCACCATGTTGTTGGTCTGTCTTTAGGGCTTGGCCTACCATGTGTTATGACATAGATAGTTGTATCTTTTTCAATAATTTGTTTTGATTGTAGCACTTTCTGAAATTCCCTCTTTTATCTTGTCGTATAATTCCTTAGATATTTCATGTTGATTAACTACAACAGTTATTTTATATTTGGCTTTTTCTTTTAACTTCTCGTCTAAACTTTCGTTAATAGCCTTTGCCTCCTCGACAAGTTTTTCGCCTAAAGCCTCCAACTCTTTGTACTTAAAGCCGGTGAATACATCATCACAATCGTTAATTTCTTCAATTAATTTATCAATGTCCCAGTTAGCTTTTGCACTAGCCTCGTTTTCAACAATTCTAAATAAATTGCAATCTTCCTCGTTAAGATCATCAGCATAAATGCAAGGTACTTCTTTAAGCCCTAACTTTTTAGCTGCAGCATAACGGCCATGACCGGCAATAATAACATTATCGGCATTAATTAGAATAGGGTTCTTAAAACCAAACGTCTTAATGCTTTCTGCTAATTCCTCAATATTCTTATCATGATTGCGAGGGTTATTCTCGTAAGGCTTAATAGAATGAATGTCCAATATCTTAATGTCCATTTACTTTGACCTCCGTACCCTCATATTTAGATGCAATTTCTTTTATTTTATCCACATCATCATCGTTATCGGTTTCTATAGTTAATCTATATACACCTAACGCACCCAAGTCGAACATATCCGAACTGATGTCCTCCTCTTTACAGAAAAGGTCGAATAGTTCAATATCATCGAGCATGTTACTATTAAGCATTTTTTGAACTTCTTCATTGTATTTGTCGAAGTTCCATTCGCTCAACTCAGCCATGCGATTGTCTGCAATTCGATATGCTTTTACTTGTTTCTCGTCAAGATCATCTGCAATGATACATGGAACTGTAACAAGCCCCAAAATATGTGCAGCCTTATAACGAGTATGACCTGCAATAATAACGTAGTCTTTATCAACTATAATTGGAATTTTAAACCCAAAACGGTCGATACTTTCAGCAACATACGTTGCAGCCTCATCATTATAGCGAGGGTTATTTTCATATGGCTTTAATTCTGATAGTTGCATTTCAACAATATTCATGATGATCTTCTTTCTATAATTTAATATATGGCGGTAGAGGTAGGATTCGAACCCACGCACGCATTACACGTCTATCTGCTTTCAAGGCAGTCCCCTTTGACCTCTTGGGTACTCTACCATGTAAATTTAGGCATGAAAAAAGGACACCTGATTCGGTGTCCTCTTCACAAAACTGTATGCAAGAAGGTGTATATAGTCGTGTCGATTTCGTCATTAGGAGCCACTTACAATTTATCGACACTATCATTATAAAACACTCATAATGACATGTAAATGACAGTTTTGTGACAATTTGTCAAGTTTTGATTGTATGCAATTAAACTGCTTGAATTCCCCATATTAATAATGCCATGTCGTTCTCAGCCTGTTCTAAATAGCGATATACTGTCCGCTTTTCAACATTCAATTTGTCAGCTACAGCATCGACATCTAGCTTATCAATGTAAAAATACACTAGCGATTTAAAGTACGGTTGATTGCGATAATTACATTGTTTTCGATACACATCAAGCATGTTATCGACATGCTCTAATATCAATTCTGTACGTCGCTTACTAGCGAGAATAGATTCAACACGCAATACTCCTCTGCGGTTAAATAGCTCAGTTAAAAGCAACTGCAGATCCGTCGGAACACTGCTTTCAATATCCGCTATTGCATTTTCACAATGTTCTTTGAGCTCATTATACCCAGCTAATAGCTTTTTTGTATTCTTTCTTGCCTGCTCCCGCTTTTTAGCATGGTCTTTCTCGATCCTCTGCTCATAAATTTCTATAGCCGTTTCAGTTGCTAATTTGACAACCGCATCAATATCAGTTATCACCTGCGCCTGTTCCAATTCTAACACCCCCATAACCCTATAATTTGCTTTGTGTAGCTAATGAATTACGCTGCTTTTTACACCAATTAATGGATCTGTTATGAAACCCTGTTAAAAACCCTCTAATCGGAGTAAAGTCCTCTGCAGTTTCTTTTTGCAAATCATCCAAGAACTGTAATTGTAATTTAGCTTCATATTCAAGCATATTTTGTGTTTCACCCAATACATACACAGCACCTGCAAGAATCATCTCATCAGATATGTTGTATCGGCTATCTAATAATTTTAGTAGCTTAACCAAGGCTATAAATATGACTCTTTTCATAGTTCCACCAACTCAGCATGATCCCATTCACTTACGCAATGTTTTTGGCTACTCCATGAAGTCCCACCATGAGACCACGTTAACACATACCCATTTTCATATCCTGCAAAATGTCTTTTTTCTTTTGTCGTTGATGAGTTATTCCATACACGAACAGGTGTATCAACAGGAATGTTTGCCCAGTCTATAACCCCTAATTCTTCTGCAATACTTAAAACCTCATTAGCCTTTAATTTTGGTAATGCACTCTTAAAGCCATCTGCACCAATATACTCGTTACAACTACGCATCATGAATTCATCTACATCTTCATCCATAGTTGGTTTTTCATCTGTTAGATATACATTTCCATAAGTATTTGCTACACAATACCGCCAACCAGCATCATATAGTTTTTTAAACATCCACTTTCTACCTTGTTCGTCTGTAATCATTATTTAATCTCCTGCTCCATAAGAACACCGTTAGCATCTACCTTGTATTCTTTGGTTTCAAGTACTACATAGCCAGTATTTTCATAGCCGTGTTTCTTTTCCCATTTATGAAAGATATTTGTCAATGCATCACTCAATTCATCAATATGTTCTTTCTTAACATCTGTCAAATAATCTTCGGACCACTCAGCAATCTCATCGTCAATTTGATGATTAATTATATCTTCGATTACATATTCGGCATCAACCTCCGGGATACAATAATTAGGATGTCCTATTTTTACAATGGTCGCCCCTTTTCTGTCCGGCTCATCTAAAAAATAATTATCGATTGCACCTTGTATTGTATTGCAGGGTATTCCTGCGTCACCATGAACCACATCTACCCAACACCATTTATTCTTATCTTCGACTAGCATTTTATCACTCCTCATAAGCGTCTATTACATAATAATTCGCATCAGCAACGCCATAAACATCATCGATTTCAAAAAAATCGCCATTGATTCTAATATAGCACTGCTCATCAGGATCACACTCCTGTAACGCCTCTATTAGTTCTTCTACTGTCATACTACTCACCCCTCTTGAAATTCATACCTTATATCAGTCGTCTTAGCGTTAAGCATCATGTAAATACTATGATGTGCCGGGGACCTTTCACCGTCTCCATATTGATTAATGAATTTGATCCGTTTACTTGGCACCCAGACACTTATATTTGTCCCAGTGTACAATTTATGCCGTTTGTGCCCCCCCAGTGTATCCAACGGAAGCAATAAGACACAGGGCTTGCCAGTATTAATGCAACGTTCAATTATCCTGTCCTTATAGCTAAACGGCGGATTAGTAATTAAATAGTCAAATTGATAATCCCTAGTCATAAAATCTCTAACGCCATAGACAATTTTGTTATCAAAATTCTCTTGTAATACTTTTACAAAATTGCTATTTGCCGTATCAAACGGGCAAAGAATTGTCCCCCTTTTAGGCGGAGGGAATAAATCCAGCATTTGTCGAACAACATTCTCGGGTGTATACCATTCATCCGACCTATTTTGATTTGCTAGTACTCTGAGCATCAATACACCACCCAATATATACGCCAGCTTTCTTTAGATCCTGCAATTCATCATCTTTTTTACCGGCTCGAATCAAACACTTCAATGCATTACCTTTACAAAAGCCTTTAAACTCCTCAGGATTTAATGCAGCTCGTAATACATCAATGCTTTCAATATTTAATCCCGGCAACTTATAATGTTTTGGGCTTTTAACAGCATCATCAATGTCAGACTTTTTGCCACTAAAAAATTCTCTAATGGCTTTAACTTGCTCCTCAGTAAAGAAAAAGCTATCGTTTGGCTCTTTTTGTATTCCTCCGGTCTCGCAACTCATATAATATCGTTCCCTCCTTTACTGGTATAAATTCAATTTCGACCCTGCTATTTGCTTTATCGATTCCAACTATTTCAGATCCATCATAATTTGCGACCCACATATCGTCGTCAATAATGCCAGCTTCCGTCAATATATCTGATGTAGCTTGTAACAGACCAACCAAATCAGGCCAATGTGCCCAATTAGGCATGTAATAGCGGCACCGTAAGGACACGGGGCCAGAATGGTACGCTCGTTTACGATAGAATTGCAACTGTTTAAGCGCTAATGCTTGATATTCCTCAAAGGCTTTTGATGGTAAGACACGAGGATATTTCCCAGCGTATACAACTCGCGAACTATTCTTTTTTGTTGCTGGTCGGCCGTAAATTACAAGCTTATTCATTTTTAATGTGTAGCCCTTTCTTTTTTGAGTAATATATCTCCTAGAGTTTTACGCATTCCAGCAGTAACAAAATTTAATAATTCTTCTGGTGGTTTATTAACGTTTTGGGATTCTAAGTAAACCATTTGTGCAACACCTACACAAAATCCAACTGTTAAATCAGAGAATTTCCCTTCTGCGCTTGCTTTCATGCATCCATTATCAAAAATTTCAATCTCAATCTTGGCATTTGTTTTCATTCTATTTCTCCTCAAATTTGTGAAATATCCAGCGGGTCCCGTTTGGATTTACCTTTAAACGATAGAATAAATGACGTTTCTTTCAATCTGTCATAAATACGGCTATCATAGCACTTTTTAATTTGTTGAACAGATAAATTCGTAGTGATAATAGTCGCTTTTCCACGTTCAACTCGATCAGAAATAATCGAATCAACCTTACTTGAAACCCATTTATTATCGTATTCGGCCCCGAAATCATCTAGTACAAGTAAAGGGCAATTACGAATGCGATTTTCAAATTTTAGATAGTGTTCAGCTGGTCCCTTACTCAATACGAGCAATGTGTCGAGTAAGCTCATCATTGAAATAAGGTAGCCATTGTATCCCTGCTCAATCGCTCGTCGTAATATACTGATAGCTAATGATGTTTTACCAGTTCCAACTGGCCCCATCATAATCAAGCCCTTTCCACTTTTGATATGCTCATTTAAATGAACGGCATATTTCAAAGCACAATTATACGCATCCTTATCTTCTGGCGGTGCTCCTAGCTGCTTCAATTTAGAGAATGTCATATCTAAATATCGGCCTTTTATGCCATACTGTGATAGATCTTTCTGACACTCAACTACAATAGGTGGTGGATAATGCGGAGTATAGAACTCATATCCATTCTCCTGTTTCTTTATCCCAGTCGACTTCACTGCTGTCTGTTGCTGCCTTATTCTTTCTATTTCTGCTGCTACGTCCATTGTTTCCATTTCCCTTTATCGCCTCCTCTTTAACCTTATTATTAAGAATGGCTGTTATATATCCTATGCTGCCTTTACCTCGCTCACTAGCAATAGATATGGCATTAACTACCTCATTAGCCCCAAAATCAACGACTAAATCATCAATGCGCTCTTTAGTAACCGAACTAATTTCTCCTATCTCACTCATATAGACTCTATAGACCTTAGATTGAGTATCATTTAATTTAGTGTCGGACTTTTCAAACAGATCATTGATGTCAATATCATCTGAAGCATTTGCTTCGTTTTGCTTCACTTCGTCGTGCTCATCAGTAGAATAGAATATAATATCTTTATTTCCTTTCTTTCCTTTGGCTTCGTTTACTTCGTTGCTTGAAGCATTTGCTTCGTTTTGCTTCACGGTTGCCTTTTTTCTTCCCCGGCTTTCACCACTAGCCAAACCACCAAGACGCCCTGCCTCTCTGCGTTTCTCAGAAATTTTTCTATATTTTTCTTCTCTTAATTGTCTCCTTTTTAAAAG